TGTTAACTCGTTATGCACAAGTTATTTCGCAAGGGTTATAAGCCCTTGGCCAACGTACTAACTCGTCTTTTGACTAAGATCAGTAAGTTGTGTATTGCGTTTGACTCGTAAGTTGTGGTAGTTTAGCCACGTCATCAGGGATTTACCTGCTTGCTTATGAGTCTCACCTTATAATGACTTTCATTATAGGGTTTTTACTCCTGGAGACTACCATGTCCTATATAAAGAAAACATCGTCAGTATTAGTTTCACCTATTTGCGCTGAGGCTGCCTTAGATGGCAGCCAAATCGATAATAGTTATAACCTTTATAGACGTAATTCTTATTTAGACTATGGTACCCCCCTCATCTTTGTTCCTAATACCGGTAAACGGTATAAGATGACAAAAGAAGGGTTTGGGTCTTATACGGTATACAGTACATCGTATCCGTTTGATGAGAAGAAAGGAGTTCCCACTGGAGATGCCACACCACCGTTCGGCAAACATTCTTATACTTATAGAATGGCGGACGTAACGTGGGATACTCTGATCGACAGTTCCAAGGCCCTTTGGGGCCAACAGGAACATAAGAAGACGGCCCTCGATATTGTACTAGCCCCGACGTGTGTCTATAAATTAGACTTAGCGGAGGGTTCTAATATCAATACTGTGGGCTATCCTAGATTTGAGTATCCAGGTATCTCAGCGAGCACTGCCAGTAATTTCTACGCTTTAGAAGCTTTTTCAAGCAAGCTTAAGCATACGGCACAGTCATATGTTACCATTATTGAGGCGGCGAAAACCGTCTCAATGGTGAAAAACACATTATTGCTGTTTACTGACTTGGTGGGACTTATGATTAAACGGGACAAGCGGTCATTTAGACGCTTTTGTAAACGTTTAGGCATAAAAGGTGACTCTAAGGCACGAAAAATTTGGGAGGCAAACATAGCGGCTTCATCAAAATGGATGGAATACCGATACGGTTGGCGACCCTACGTAAAGGATATCGAGGATCACTCGCTTGCGCTTGCGCAATTGATGACCAAGACAGACTTTTGTTTTCGTGTAACGGGCTGGGGACAGGACTTCCAGGGATTAAACCTCCCTGTCGTTGAACACGCCTATGGCATAAACCTTTTTAGCACTTACGACGGGTCCGATGTGGACCGACGTATGAACTTGAGGGCAAATGTCAACTTTCAGAGAGAAAAAGTGGGGGTACATTACGTGACTAAGTATGTCGCCGTATGTCATCCCAAAACTGGTTTCTCTGATATCGCATCTTCGTTTTCCTTGGGTAATATCCCGAGCGCGATCTACGAAGCTACACCATTATCATGGATGGCCGATTGGTTCGTACCTTTCGGTTCTCGTATTGAGATGATGAGCACTCTTAGATCCGTAGAGTACCGTGATGTATGCCGAGTAATTTCTACTCATTACATTAATCACATTTCTACGGGCGAGATCGATGTCCCTTACAGTTATCCAGGTAACAACGGTTTTACATGCGTGGAAGCATCTAGTGACGTTTCGTCATATTATGCTTGTATGTCTATGTATAGCCGGTCTAGGCTATCTTCTATGCCTAATCCTGAGTTAACGATAGACCTTGTTTCGAGTCACTGGAAGCAGCGCATAGGAATGGACCAGATGCTTGATGCATATGCCGTCCTTTCGCTTGCTTTGGACCCGAAAATATCGACTCTATCACGCTGGAAGCGCGTTTAGCTTCTAACCTAACTTGATCGTAACTACATGATCATAACAAACCATCACAGGGGTCAACCCCCTAGGAGTACTACATGTCTACAATCGCTGCACTACTGCTTAAAACTATAAGCAATGCCGTTGGTGATACTTTTAATGTTGAGCGTGTTGACGGAAATTACCAGAAGTGGTCTTTTCTCGAAACAGATCGTCCAATCACTGAGACGCAAACTATTGCCTTGAAACGTACAAGCCCAAGTTCATATTCGAACTCGGCCATACGTCGTGACAAGTTAGTAATGCGTGTCCCGGGTACAGACGCGGACAACATTCCCTACGTTAAAGCATTCCGAGCAGAAACTTCATTCGAAGTTCCTGGTTGGATGACCCAAACCCAGAGTATCGATGCAATCGAGCGTCATTTAGACGCGTTGCGACATACTCTGATTGAAGGTCAGATGCGAGACAATGATCCTATGCATGGGTAACCTTTACCCTATGTGTAAACCATAAACTCCACTACTAGAAAGTAGTGTTTAACGTAAACTAAAAGGAACATCCAATGTTTAATGCAAACTTGGAAAAGTGGATACAGGGTATGTCTAAAGTTGATCGTCGTGCATTCTTGCAGGCGGCCGACCAACGCATACCGGATCACGATTCTCCTCGCAGCAAAGCGATGAGCCGTCCTGATAACTGTACGAACGTTTTACTTAAACGTTCTCCCTCTCTAACTTCCAGTAAAACACGGGTTGGAACTGATCATACCTCCTTGGTATTTGATGTGAAAACTCTATTAGCAAAGGCTATAGGTAATGTTTTTGATACTTCACCTTGGATTCATCCAGAAAGTGTCATACCGCTACCTGATTTCTCGACTATCGATTCATATGTGGCTTCTACGCTACCATATGACGCCTGGCGGAAGGGTTTATTTAATACCCAACGTGATCAGAGGGACCTCGTGGCTGCGACGATTAAACTCGACGCAGACTGTGAAGCCCATAATCACGTCACAAATAAGAGATTCAACCAGTTAAACCGGTTGTACCCTGCAGTTTCGCAGGATCCTCTTATGAGTGACCTCCTTGAGACGATGAAGCTAGAATTGTGTACTCTATTTGCGGGTTTTACCCCCTTTAGAACACTTCGATTCGCGCACCATGGTAATGGTGCAGCTTCAAATAGTGACTCTCCACTTTGGAAGAAACTACGTCTATTGTCCGCAACACCCTCTGTTGCGCAGCCCCGTTTCATGTTACTTTATGAAACACTTGAGGGAGATCTTCCACCTCTGGAAGTTAACCCTGCTGAGCGGTATGGCACCGTAGAGAAGACGTATGTTATACGTCGACCGATTGGCATACAGCCATCTCTGAACCTATATTATCAATTAGGAACAGGTGGATGGATGAAAAGCCAATTACGCCAAATTTGGGGTATTGATTTGCGTGACCAAGAGCGGAATCGCTCACTTGCAAAGGAAGCATCACTGTTCGATGACATCGTAACAGTTGATTTAACCAGCGCGAGTGGCTTGATCGCTCGAGATATGGTCCGTTTTCTTTTTAACTATGATCCAGATTTTTTGGCATGGTTAGAAGACCTTCGTGTTGAGTACTGCGACTACCCTGGTAGTGGCGAGTTCCTGAGTACGCGATTCTCCGCAATGGGGAATGGTTACACTTTTGAACTCGAGACCGCTATCTTTGGTGCCGCAATACGTGCGATATATTCGCATTTGTCTATACCATTAGTACCGGGAAACTGGTCGGTATATGGCGACGACATGATCGTTGTAAAACAGGCATATCCGCTACTACAGGAACTTTTACAGTTCTTAGGCTTCAAGGTGAACACATCGAAAACGTTTTCCGATGGTCCATTTCGAGAGTCTTGCGGTGCTGATTTTTACAACGGCAAGCCAGTACGTAATTTCTTTTATAAAGGTGATCTTGATCATGAGACCAATATATCGGACTATATTAAAGTCCTTAATGGTTATTATCGACGCTATCTTGAATCGGAAACGAGACAAGTAAAATGGAAACTGCTGATTATTTGGCAGAATCTATATAGGGCCGTACCACGGTGGTTTAAGTCAGAGATGACTGGACCACCTGTGGAACATGATGCATGGATTATATCCGAAGACGAAAACCTTTGGGCACCAACACACACCAACTACAACGGTGATATGTTACGCTTAGGGCTAGTCGTCAAGGACAAACCTTCGAAAGATTGTACTGACTTCCGACGTTTACAAGCATGGTTTTATCTTGCAAATAGACGAACGAGGATCTTAAATATCCCTCCTGTTGTTTACCACTCTAGTGGTAGTGTAAATGGACCCCGAAGGGCACGTGATTTAGAGCTTTACATAAGTTATAAACCTTCACACCCCACGGGCCATCAGGCTATGCTTATACGCGCAATGCGGTAAGAAAGTACATCCGTCCATAAGATGGGACGTAAAACATACTATCTAGGCGAAGCCGGCTGCGAGGCC